CCCCCAGCCAGCTTTGCCAGACGCTCCTGCAGCTTCTCACGGTCGAAATCGCTGGTAGCGCCCTCAATCTGGCTGCGGATCTGAGAAATACGGGCTGCGATTGCATCCTTGTCACCTGCACCGCCCACGATGGTGGTGTTCTCCTTGGTGACCTTGACCTGACGTGCATGGCCCAGCATCTGGACGGTAGCGTCCTTCAGCTCATAGCCCAGATCGGAGGAGACCACGGTGCCGCCGGTCAGAATGGCGATATCCTGCAGCATTTCCTTGCGGCGGTCGCCAAAGCCGGGAGCCTTGACAGCGGCCACGTTCAGGGTGCCGCGCAGGCGGTTGACGATCAGGGTGGACAGAGCCTCACCCTCGATATCCTCAGCCACGATCAGCAACTTCATGCCGTTCTGCATGACCTGCTCCAGCAGGGGAACCAGATCCTGAATCACGCTGATCTTCTTATCGGTGATCAGGATGGCGGCATTGTCCAGAACAGCCTCCATCTTATCGGTATCGGTGACCATATACGGGGTCAGGTAGCCGCGGTCAAACTGCATGCCTTCCACAATCTCGTTGTAGGTCTCAGCAGTGGTCTTGTTTTCCTCGATGGTGATGACGCCGTCAGAGGTAACTTTTTCCATTGCCTCAGCGATCAGGCGGCCGATCTCGGGATCGCCGGCAGAAATGGTGCCGACGCGGGCGATATCGTTGCTGTCCTTCACCTTCTGGCTGTGTGCCTTGATGGTCTCAACAGCCTTGGCAACAGCCTTGCTCATGCCGCGGCGGATATCCATGGGGTTTGCACCGGCGGTGACATTCTTCATGCCCTCGGTGACCATAGCCTGTGCCAGAACGGTTGCAGTGGTGGTGCCGTCGCCTGCTGCATCGTTGGTCTTGGTGGCAACTTCACGCACCAGCTGTGCGCCCATGTTCTCAAACTCGTCCTTCAGCTCGATCTCCTTGGCAATGGTCACGCCATCGTTGGTGATGACCGGTGCGCCGAACTTTTTGCCCAGCACCACATTGCGGCCCTTGGGGCCCAGGGTGATCTTAACGGTATTTGCCAGGGTGTCGATACCGGCACACAGTGCCTTGCGGGCGTCCTCGCCCTGCTTGATCTGCTTAGCCATAATCAAATCGCTCCTTTAAAGCTCAATTTCTTAATACAGAGGGGGCTGTGCTCAGTCCTCAACGACTGCCAGGATATCACCCTGACGGACGATGGTGCACTCCTCACCGTCCACCTTGACCTCGGTGCCGGAATACTTGCTGGTGAGGACCTTGTCGCCGACCTTAACGGTCATCTTGACTTCCTTGCCGTCCACAATGCCGCCGGGGCCTACAGCGATGACCTCAGCCACCTGAGGCTTCTCCTTGGCACTGCCGGTCAGGATCAGGCCGCCCTTGGTGGTCTCCTCGACCTCAACAGTCTTGATAACAACACGGTCTGCAAGAGGAATGATCTTCATAGTTCTTGCCCTCCTATAATAAAATATAATTTAAACTTTGCCATGAACCGGAAGCCTCGTGTGCGTCCTTCCGGTTGTTTAGCACTCCTTTTCTCTGAGTGCTAAGAGTATTGTACTCATCTTGACCCGAAAAATCAAGGCTTTTTTTGCAATTCTTTATTAACAATTTGTGACCTTTCACATTTTCGTCATGCCAACGCAATTTTTTATCAAAAATGTACGAACAATGTACGTTCCGTCGACCTCTTTCCTCGCTTTGGCACTCCTCTCATGCTAAAAATAAAAGTCCCTGCAACTTTCGCTCACGGCTCCCACTCAGAGCCATAAATGATCGCTGCAGGGGCTTTCTTCATCTTACCGGTCACTCCATTTTGAATTATACAGACAGTTCCTGCCTTCGGTGAGTGCCAGATGAATTATTTTCAGGCAGTGCAGAAGAGACATTCAGCGTTGGATACGTGTGTGGATCACATTTTACGCTCCTGCCCTGCCCAAAATATCATTTTTACTTCCCGCTCTTCGCCTTCAGGCGGTCGTACTCCTTGTCGGCCGCAATGGCTTCCTTGGTGAACGAGTTGTTCTTCCACCATGCGACCAGCGCCGCAATGGTCGTGATGCCAGCCGTCACCAGCTGCTCCACAGTGGTGCTCTCGATGGGCAGCGGGCTCTTGCCCATGGCGCTCAGCATCTGGTTGGTCAGAGCCAGCAGCAGAACGGCGGTACGTGCAATGGTGCCTGCAGTGATGTTGAAATTCATACGTTGCTCCTTTCGTGTTCATATTCATGTACTTCGATGTCGGACATTCTGTGGTTCAACACCTGAATGTCTCTCTGGATGACCGGGATCTTCTCCGCAAAACCGTTGTGCTTGCGGACTTCCCGGGTCAGCTCCTCAATTTTGTATTCCATCACGGCATTGGAACGCGAGTTTGCGATCAGTACGCCGATCAGGGTCACGACACCGCTGAGGATGGCGGCAATGATGCTTTCCATCGGCGCTCACCCCTTCCACCGGCTTTTCGCCTTGCGCACATCCACATGCACCCAGCCGTTTGCGCGTCCCAGACCGGGCGGGTAGATACCGCAGCCTCCGGCATTGCCCAGCAGCTTGTCCGCGTAGGCATACACCTGCTCCACGCTGATGCCCTGCACCTGAATGTCCGCCGCCTTGCCGTACAGATGCTGGCTGAACTTTGCGGCATTCTTCTGCTTTGCGTTCCAGCTTGCCGTGCGGAACCCACTGGTGATGGTCACAGGCTTGCCAAAGTGCGCCCGGATCTTTTCCAGCACCTCCACAAGCGCCGTGTCGATAAACACCGGGTCGCTTCCATCACGACAGTAGAACTCTCGCACTTTGAAATGCTCCGAGAGCTTCTGGTTTCCATTTTTCAAAATGGAATAGGCTTCCAAACTCAACGATCATCCTTCCTTTCACGTTTCAAGCCGGAATCTTCCATCTGCCTGTTTCAGCGGCTTTACCTCCACAGGCAGGATATCTGCACACAGCATCGCCGCCACAGGCTTTGCCGCCGCATTCGCAGTGATCTTGATATTTTCCGTCACCGACGCCATTTTGAATTCTGCGCTCGTGCCGTCCTTTGCGGTAACGATGCAACCCGCATCCACCGGGACCCATTCTTCGGTGGCGTTCATCGAGCCATCTTCCCCCGATGTAATCGTCGTCTTAAGGCGCATTGCAGTCAGTACCAGCGTAAAATTCTCCGTGTCCGCCACGGTAAACACGTTCTGGTAGCTCATGCCCTTCACGACGCTGCCCACCGTGTTCGTCTCAACCACACCGTTAAGATCGCGCTCAATGGTACACGTTTCAAACTCTCCCACAGTCACGCTGCACTCGGCCTTCACCCCGCCGCACTCTGCTGTTACCACGGCAGTCCCCTTTTTCAGGGCCAGAATGGTGCCATTTTGAGTAATTTTCACCACGTTCTTCGGTGCTGCCGTCACGTTCACCCTGCGGTAAAACGTGTTCTCCGGCCCAACGCCCACCAGCAGCTGGTACTCCATGCCTCTGTTCAGCTTCATCTCGTAGACGTTCAACGCCACGGCCTCCACCTTCAGGGTGTGCATGGTCGGGTGCAGTCGGTACTCCAGCGTGATCTTCGAGTGCCCCTTGTCGCTCTTGAACTGGTTCACCCACAAAAGACCCTCGTAGTAGTGGTTGGGGTTGTCCTCCAGTGCAAACCGCACCCGCTTGCCCTTCAGGCGTTCACAGATGGTAGTGTATGCGGTCTCCCAGTCCCAGCCCTCGTAGTCGTTCTCAAGGTAGAATTCGATCTTTCCGGTGCGGTCATCGAAGGTCGCCCGCTTCGGCACGGTCTGACTGTAATCCAGCGAACCGTCTCTGCACGGCACAGTCACAAACTTTGTCCGCTCAATGGGCGGCGCGATCACCGGCCGGGAGGAAGGGATCAGTTTCCAATCATCCCAGGTGTCGATGTAGTCATCATCCACATTTATAATAAGAGAATGGTACATGGAGCCTCCTCACTTGGTGTTCAGGTATCCGATGGTCGATTGAATGGCATTCCACGCCTTGCCTGCCGTTCCAAAGTTTGCCGCTTGTAAAGACGAAAGCTTCGATGTCGTCTCGCCAAAGGTAAAGTCTTTTTCGTCCAGTTCATGCAGCGGGATCACTTCCTTCGTGCAGGGCAGCCAGTTTTCTATGCCGTGGGGTTCCGAGAGCACGTAGGTCTCCTTCAGGAAATCCAGTCGGTCGGTATCCACGCCAATATCCGCAAGGTCTGCTGCGCTGATCTGCAGGCTCCCGCTGAAGCCGGACCCGCCGTACTTTTTCAGCTCGTCCTTTGCTTTTTCGTAAAGGCTGTCAATCGTAGAAGACGTCCCCTCCACCGTGATGATCTTCTGGCACAGGCCGTACTTCTTGATGGAGTCCCCATTGTACGCCTCTGCCGTAAGCTGCTGGGTATGGGTCGTCTCCCAGAACAGAAAGCCTTCCTTCCAGCTTGCCCAGCCGATGGCCTTCACCGAGTTCACAATGTCGTTGTCCTTGAGATAATAGGAGATGTCCAGCAGGTTATCCCCCAGCCTTATCACCTGATCGGTCTTGTCGTTCAGCTTTGCCACACAGTCCAGATATCTTGTGTACACCCGCACACCGTCCACCATTTTGATTTCTTTGTGCAGCCGCAGATAACCTCCGTATTTTCCCACAACATTGCTCGTCAGCACATCCCAGCAGTCGCCCACGCTGGCCGTTTCCTTGTCCGTATCGCTCTCCGGCTTTTCCACCGTGATGCTTCCGGGCAGGAACACCTTGCCTTCCGCCTTGAATCCGCTGTGCTCAGCAGGGTCGTCCTCCACGGCAAGGGCCAGCTTCACAAGCTCTTCCACCGTGTAGAACTGGTTTTTCACCTGGCACTGCCGTTCCTGCAGATATCCCAGCTCGCTCACACAGGTCACATCGATATCGAGGTTGAAGTTCGTGCTCAGCTCGGTGATGTAGCCCATAAAGATCTCGTGTCCGTCCTCTTCCACGCTGACCACCGGCTTTTTCAGCAACAGCTTGTCATAGTACGGGTTTGAGACCGGCACCGTAAAGGTGAACGAACAAATGTCGTTTGCTTCCAGCGTCAGTTCCGGGTCAAGGATAAAGGCGGCCTTCTCGTCGTAAGGATCATCCAGAACATTCCGTTCGGTCCAGTAGTAGCTCTGTCCGTCCGCAGTGCCCTTGATCTGCCCTATATACACAACATAGCCGGGAGATCGGATGTGCTTCACTTTGCAGCTCTTTACGGTGGTTGTTGTTCCGTCTGTGGCTTCCACGGTCAGCGTATGCTGGGTGTTCTGTGCAAAGCTGTTCAGCATATCATCCGACAGTTCAAAGCGATATACGCCATTTTGAATTGCCGTGAACGTCTTATGAACCACGCCGTCGATCTTCTCGGTCACGGTCACGGTTTCTTCTTCCGGGTCAGAGATCTTATACAGGAACCCCGATCCCTTCCACCGTCCGTATAAGCCATCCTTGCCGAAGTAGTTGCTTTTGATCTCCGGTGCTTTGTTGCTGGTCAGGGCACCCTTGTCGTCCACCGTAGCGTTTTCATCCACGCAGAAACATACCAGTGCACCCGCTATGGATGTTGCATTGTAGCCCGTGAACCAATAGGTCGTGATGTGTCCCGGGTCACTGGGGTCTGCGCCTTGGCCGCGCCTGACGCCGACACCCTCGATGTATCCCCAGCAATTCTTATTTTCAGAGTTCGAGGGGTCATCGCCGGTTTTTGCATTTCGGCAGGCAAAGCTGTAATGCCAGATGTCGTATACATCCCAGCCGTTTGCATTCACGGTGGCGTTTTCCCTGCCGCCGCTGAAGGAGCGCTCCCAGAACGTTTTCCCTCCCGGAAGCTGATTGAACTCGTCCGCTGTCGGGATAAAGAATCTCTGATCCTTCAGCGTGCCGCTGCTGTTGGAGCCGTAGCTGTATCGGATCGTCACAGGTACGATCGTTTTCAGGGCAGCTTCACTCAGACGCTTCGCGTAGGTGTTTTCAAGCCAGTTGCGCAGGGTGGGCTCATTTTCCCACGAAACATCTGCATTTTTACTGCCCCATCCAACGTTGTCCGGCAGGAGATTCGTCCGCATCAGCATGGTCTTTCCCTTGCCGTTCAGATCTTTCTCGTAGTCATGCTGCGCTACGATAAATTCTACCGCCGTGCCGTCCTCGTACACCTTCAGGGTCTGGCCAACGGTCAGGTCTTTGACAATTCCCATCTTCTCACCTCACCTTCGCTGCGGCGATCTGCCCCATCCGGTTGTCGATGTATCCGATGGTCTTCCTTCCGTCAATGGTCATCTTCATGCCGCGGATGCTGTCCACGATGCCGTCCATGTGTCCGGCAAGGCCGTTGATGGCATTCAGCGTGTCGTCGTTTCCTTTGTTTTTCACTCCATTTTGAAGCTGTACTTCCGCATCGATCTGGTTCGCAAGGTTCCGGCTGATATCGCCGTCCAGACTCAGACTTCTGGTGGAAGCAAAGGCATTGTCGATCTCGTCGGCCCCTTCCAGCACGTTCGTCAGGTCCACGACCGGCACGATCTGCGGCGTGTAGTCGTAATCGTCCCCCATCACCTTGCTGATGGTGCCAAGCGTGCCCTTCGCAATGTCCATTGCATTCTGCGTCACATCGTCCACCGCATCGTCAATGAGCGGTGCATTTTCCTTCACACCATCGCTGATGCCCTTGTCGATCTCCGAACCGATGTCCTTCGCCACATGGGTCTCACGGTTCTGGTTTTTGCGATTGCTCACGAACCATGCAATGCCGCCGATCACCGCCGCAATGGCCGCAAGTACGCCTACTACGATCAGCAGTTCCGGCAATGCCGACATGATGGCCGTTCCCAGGCCCCCAAGTGCCTCGCCAATGCCGCCAACTGCCATTCCTGCACCGGCTCCTGTTGTTCCCAGCTGTCCCAGCATGGGCAGCAGTCCACTCAGGGAATTGCCGACATTTGCCGCGGCTGTACCCATGTTGGCAAGCTTTCCCGCAAGGTCTCCATTTTGAATTCCGGAAAACAGCTTCAGCAGCATGTCTCCTGCCCCTCCGGTAAGCTTCTTTCCGGTGTCAGTAAACAGCAGATCGATCAGTCCCGTTGCCGCCGAAATGATGGCACCGGCGTAGTCTCCCTGCATGGCAGATGCAATGGCCGAGACGAATTCCGTCCCGATCTCCATGCCTTCCTCGCTGAATGCCGCCTTGAATACGGTGCTCAGGGTGTTCGTCATCTCCTCGCCCATGGCTCCGGAGACCTTCGTCCACACCTCGCTGCACGCATTGCTGATGGGCACCCAGTTCTTCTGGATGGCATTGGCAAGCTTTACCACCGCGCTCTTGGCGCTGTCGTCCAGATTCATGGCGTCTGCCAGTGCCCCTGCAAAGCTCACCATAGAACTGCGGGAGGAGAGCAGCTGGTCTTTCAGGTCGTTCACATCGTCTTTGCTCAGCGGATTGCCATTCAGGTCTTTGCCGTCCGCCAGCTGCTGCTGGATGAGCCTGGTCTTTTCCAGCTCGGCATTCATGTTCTGCAGTGCCTCCACTGTGCCGAGGATGCTGGTGGTAATGCCCTGATACTTTGCTTTTCTTGCCTCAGCGCTGTTTTCGCCGTACTGCTCCACCGCCTGCTTGTAGGCGTCCTCACGATCTTTCAGGCTGCCGTCGTCGTAGATGCTGGTCAGCAGGTCCATCCGGCTCTGCATCCGGCTCTGTTCGTCCTTGATGATGGAAAGCTGCGCATCCAGCTTGTTCAGTGACTGCTTTGCAATGTCATTTTGAAGTTGCAGGCTCTCGGTCTGCGCATCCAGATAGTCGTTCCAGGCCTCTTTTGTGCGCAGGTCGCTTTCGCCGTATTCCTTCCGCAGGGTGTCCCACTGCTCCTTCGCCTTGGCTTCCTTCTTCTGCTTCAGTTCCAGCTCGTTCTTCTGATACTCGGTCTCCCGGTCGATCTTGTCCAGCTTCGAGGCCGTGCTGTCGTTCTGGGCCGTCCAGAGGTTGTACTCTTTTTCCAGAGTGTCAAGGTCGGTGTCATACCGCTTCGTAATGTCCTCAAACAGGCCGGTGTACTGGTCTGCCTGCAATTTTGCAAGGCTGGTTTTTTCGTTCAGCAGGCTGGCGTAGGCTTCCTTGGTCTCAGTCTTGTCCGCGCCCCAGCGCTTCAGCATTTCGTCGTACTTTGCCTGTGCAATGGCCACCCGGTCGGTCTGGTTCGCAATTTCTGCCGCCGCGTTCTCCATCTTCTTCGCCAGCAAGGTGTCCTCGTCCGCGCTGTACTGGTTCTCGGTCTGCCACAGCTCGTACTCGCTGTCCAGCACTTCCCGGGCCGTCTTGTTCGCTTCCAGCTTCGTCTTGTACGTTTCCTCGATCTGCTGGGCTACGGTCTTCTTCGTGCCGGAGCCGGAGGATCTTCTGGTCTTGCCGCCGCTGCCTGTCGTATTCTTGGTATTCTCCTTCGGGTCCTTCTTTATATCCGCGTCAAGGTCTTCGGAAGTCAGTCCGGTCTTGCCACCAAGACCCTTCCACAGCTCTTTCGTGCCATTGACAATATTCGGCACAGCATTCTCGATGCCCGGTACCTTCGGTATCTGCACGCCGCTCACCGCACTGTTGATGGCATTTTGAATTTTATCGGTTGCACCTGGGAACCACGCTTCGATCTTGCTGATAAACCCATCGTATAGCCACTCTCCAAGGTTTCCGCCACTGGTTTCGGTGCTTTCCTGCGCCTGCTCCACAGCTTTCGCTGTAGTAGTCTGCACCGTCTCATTCACTTCACCGGTCTTCGCCTTGATGGCGGTCATGCTGGTGTTCACATTCGCCGCATTTCCGCTGATGACCCCTGCCGCTGTGCCGGACGCATTTGCTGCATCGGTCATGGCCGCTTCGCCGTTCAGCATGGCTCTGGCCATATCCTCGGTAACGTACTTCACTTCACCGGTCTCAGTCGTCAGCGCGATCAGCCCGTCCGTGTTCTTCTTCTGGGCAATGGTCATGACGTTAGTTGCTGCAGTGGCTTTCTCCGTCTGCTCGTTTGCTTTTTGCATTGTGGCAGCACTGTCATCCACCTGCTTCTGGTTTTCTTTCAGCGCTTTCGTAGTGTCCTCTACAGCCTGCTTGCTGTCCGACATGCTGTTCTCGATCCGGTTGCCGATTTCGTCCAAACTCGTCCCGAACGGTGCAAGAAACGGATCAGTGATTCCGTTCAGGATCGCGCCAAACGCACGGTCTTTTGCAGTAAAGGTGTCTACCCAGCTGGTGGGGTCCAATGGGTTCACCAGCTTGCTCACTTCACTGCCTTTCTCACCAACCCATGCTTTCAGCTGTTCCCATGCCCAGTTCAACACCTGTAATGTTGCGTCAAGGACAATAATAATCACGTTTGCAAGCGCTTGAGCGATTACATCCGCCTTGTTGTTGATGGTATTGCAGATCACGTCCACAATCGTCTCCAGCGCCGCCTGAATATCTGGGCCTGCTTCAATAATGGCTTGGCATACCGGATCAGCAAACAGGCTTAGCACTGCCAGAATACCAGCCGCAATGGAGAGCTTTACCAGACCGCCTGCAAATGCACTGAAGGCCTTACCCAGATTCACAAGACTTGCGGCAAATACGGTAAGGCCCGTTGCAATGGGCGGTGCCGAACCGATCAACCCCAGCCCAACTAAGATGCCCAGCATTCCGGTAAATCCTGCCAATGCATGCTCGAGGCTCAGTCCGCTCAACAGGTAGCATGCCGGTGCAAGCATCAGCAGTGCAGTTGCCAGCATCAGGCAGGCCCCTGCTACACCGGTAATTCCGGCTGTCGCTGCGGGCAGCGTCCAACTCAATGCCACGATAGCACTAAGCCCGAGACCAAGGGCGGTGAGATTCACAACGATGGTCAGAATATCCACATCCGCCAGCATTTTGATGGCCAGTGCCATTTCGATCATTGCCGCGCCCATGGCCACCATGGCCACTGCCGCAGCCGTGCTCTCGGGTGCCCGCTTGCCAAGCAGATACAGTGCGCCTGCCAGCCCGATCAGCATTAAGCTCACGCCGACCATGCCAGCGCCGCCGGTGTCCGTCTCCATGGCTTTGCCCATCTGCTTTACGGCAG